TGTTGATTCTCAAGAGTATGTTGAGCTACAGACAAACTTTTGTGAATTTAATTTAAGTGTTACTGAAAGGTTCGATTATAGTAATTCTAATATGTTTCATTTATATCGTCATCTTTTGAAATTGTCTGTTTTAGACATGCTCAAGGGTGCAGGTATTTATGATTTCTCTGGTGAGTTTTGGTTTGATTTATATAATAATCGTCATAATTCTATTTATTGTTTACCTGTGGAGACGAATAGAGACGAACATTATTATCATACTCAAGTGGTATATGTCAAAGACTACATGCATTATGCAAAGGAATTTGCTGATGTTATAGGTATGATACCGGTGTTTGATTTCTTACAGTGGTGCACTACTAGGTCAAGGTTTGTCACTAAGGTTGATCAATGTAGGGTATTTAACACTGTTGAAGAATGTTATGTGCCCGGTGTTGATTTTGCCTATTTTGATCATTTAAGACATGACATACCGATTGAACAGGTGGCTACACTTATGTTAAAGAAAGGGGTTAGTGTCTCTTATGGTTTATTATGTTTTGATGATATTATGTTCATGGATCATGCAGAGGGTAAATTGCCGGTTAAAAACACATTTTGTCGTGTCAATGCTGCAGAAAACTATGTTGATATCATAGTGGGACAAAATAATATCACCAAAACACGTCATAATCGTAATAATTTAATTCGTATGGTTACTGTTAATCATATTAAACTGGGTAAGACAATATTCACTATTGAACTTTTTAAACGTGTTGGTTGTTTTTATGTTTATAAAATGACTAATATAGGAAAACCTGATAGTGATATACGTTCATCAGTATTGTCACATGGTCTGTGGAAATCAAACGCTGACAATTATTGTGTCATATCGGGTTATCGATTTAAGAGTGAATTTTTGGATCCACGTCTTAAGTCAAGTTATGAAAAATATGATTTTAGGGTTTTTAAAAAAAATGTCGAGGAAGCATTGTTATTCGCGAATGATTTACCAATGCATAATTACTCGTTTAAAGATTTAGCATTATTCATTGCCTCAGGAGAATCTAAACATGTGTTTCGTAATCAGGAATATATACGTAGTGAGCACTTAACAGCAGATGAATTGTCTGAATTTATTATCGCCATATATGTTATCGCATATAGCAGGCGGTTTGACGAGACAGCTATTGTTAAGTTCCTTAATGGTAATTACAAATTGCTTGACGACTTAGTACAGGATACTGGTAAAATTTCATCAAAATTAATGTTGAAATTGCGTGTCTTATCCACTAAATTGAGTAAGGCAATTAAAGACAATACATTGGGTATAGTTGATGAATGGTGGCGAGAGGTTGTTAAAACAACATACCCTGATGAAGATTTAATGTTGCCCTCGTTTAATATTATGCCAAGAGTACGTTTATTTTCTGACTATATCAATATAAATGATTATCGGTTGTACGATAGAACCGTATGTCATACATTTAATGATGTTTTTGGCTACAAGAATTTATATTTATTATTTAA